GGGCTTTCGGTCGAGGGGATCGCGCCGCCGCGCGACCGCGCCAAGTGGTACGGTTATGCGACGCGGGATTCTCTCCTGCGGTCCGGCGTTTCGACATGGTCGGTCGACCAGGCCGGCCGGGTCCTGGTCGACAAGCTCATCACCATGCAGCGCACCACGCTGGGCGTCCCCGACAGTACGTTCCGCGACATTCAGAAGATCGGGCAACTCGTCTACGCGTTGCGCAAGTTCCGCACCGACCTGACGCTGGAGCACGGCCAGAAGGCCATCGCCGACGACAATCCGGGCAATGTGCAGGCCGTCACCACGCCGCGCGACATCGCGGCGACGTTCATGCACGCGTACCAGTCGATGGTGCTTTCCGGGGTGCTGGAAAACGCCGACGAGGCCGCGCAGAGGCTTCGGGTGGAGCGGAACAAGGACAATCCGAACCGGGTCGACATCTATGCGCCGATCGACACGGTCAACCCGCTCGACATCATCGCCGCGAACGCGGTGGTTTATAGTCAGTTCAGATAATATCGCTCACGGGCCGCACCGCCGCCTGTAAGGCGGCTGGCCCTGCGCGGGCGCGCCCGAAAAGTCGGGCGGGCTTCGGTCGAAGCCTGATTAGAAAGTTGCCTCCCGCCGCGCACCGGCCGCTTCGCGGCCTGCGGCTCCGGCGGGCGCGCGACGACGCGCGGGCTTCGGTCGAAGCCTCGGCCTTCGGCCGTTTGCACAACATCAACCAAGCGAAAGGGTAAAATCATGGCCGGACGCGATTTCGGCGGCAAGATCACCGTGACCGGCTCGACCGGCTACAAGCTCTCGCTGCGCGGTACAGTCACCATCCTCGGCGCGCATCAGTCCAACGACGCCGTGACCAACCAGGACGGCCGCGCCGACCGCATCATCACGCCGGACGCACCGTCGGCCGAACTGGTGTTCGCCGACGACGGCCTGAATTACGACCATCTCCTCAACGCCGATCGCCACAACGTGACGATCGTCGAGGAGAAGACCGGCGTGACGCATATGTTCACCTCGGCCTTCTGGACCGGCAAGCCTTCGGCCAACCGCATCAACGGCGAGCTTTCGGCGCTCGGCATCCGCGCCGACTATTACAGGCGGCTCGGATGAGCACGGAAAAGACCGTTCCGCTGTCGCGGAAATACGAAGCGCACGGGCAGGTTTTCGACAGCGTGACGCTGCGCGCCCCGAAGCTGCGCGACCATATCGCGATCGGCGATCCGGTCGAGATCCATGCCGGTCCGGACGGGGAGGGGCGGTTCGTGGTCGAGCATCTCGACCGGATCGCCGCCTATCTCGACCGGCTGGCCGTGGCCGGCAGGCCCGGGCGCGAATGCCTGGACGATCTCGACCTCGCCGATTCGATCGCGGTGAAGGAAGCGGTGACCGATTTTTTTATGGAAGCGCGCAGGCGGCTCTCAAAGCCGACGAACTCGTCTTCCGGGGCGGACAGTCCGTCGATGCCATCGGCGACCTGACCTTCGACGAAATCGACCACTGGTTCAGCCGGTATGCCGGCTGGGCGGAAAGAACGAGGCGAAAGCCCTGACGCGGCTATTTCGGAAGATAGCCTTTTTCACGTAGCCACTCCGTCAGGACCTTTTCGACAAGGGATGCCGTAGAGCGGCTATCGTCCTTCGCTGCTTTTTCAAGAGCGTTCTTGGTTGAAGGAAATAACCGGAGGCCAAGAGGTGCTGTTCTGGTTTGGCTATCTTCTGACATTGTTAGCATATGTTAGTTGACATAAATTGTGCGTTAGCGTTATACGATCATACGCTAACAAATGCAACGGCCCGATCAGATGCAGCAACACCTGAACGGGCCTACCTCAAACCATGGAGCATAGCCATGAATGAAGCTGGGCCACAGCATATCAGCTTTTCCTCACTCTTGCACGAGGGTGGGCCGTACAGGCAGCTATCAGAATGATGAACAGGGTAAACGATGCCATGACCTTGTTCCCGGACCAGTGTGCAGAGGATGGCATTATGCGCTGCGCTGCTGGGTGCTGGCAGATCAACTTTGGCATGCTGACGATTTCATCTGGAGAGAAGATATGAGCGCGATAGATCTCCGCGATTTCGAGTTCGAAGGCCATGGGGTGCGGATGGCGATTCGCGATGACGAGCCGTGGTTCGTGCTCTCGGATATTTGCCGGGTTCTGGAGATTCGCAACCCGCGTGATGCTGCGGCACGGCTCGATGATGATGAAAAGGGTGTCGGCAATACCGACACCCTTGGCGGGCCACAGGAAGTGACCATCGTCAACGAAAGCGGCCTCTACTCGCTGATCCTGACCAGCCGGAAGCCGGCGGCGAAGCGCTTCAAGAAATGGGTGACGGCGGAAGTGCTGCCGACGCTGCGGCGCACCGGGGCCTATGTGATGACGCCGGAAGACGAGGATCTTCCGAGCCTTGCCGACGGCAAGGTGTTCGGGATCAAGGTTGCGAAGGTGAATGCTGCGGCGCGGATGATTTCGGTTGCAAACGCAATCTACGGGCCGGAAGCGGCGCGGGCGCTGTGGGAAGCCGAGCCCGGCCTGCCGAGGCTTTCGGCCAAGGCATTATCATCGCTGGCCGGAACGGCGGAAGACGATCCTGTCGGCTGCTTCCGCCACCTGATGCGGGCTGCGACAGGTGGCGGGCAGACCATGGCGAAGGTGCTTTCGCTGGCGATGCACGACAGGCTGGCGGCGCGATCGCTCAAGGATTTCGGCATCGCCGTCGACCCGCAGGAAGCGCCGGGCTATGTGGCCTTCGCCAACCAGAACGCGTTTCTGGCGCGTCATTTCGCCGACACACAATGGATTGGTGACTGGCGTGTTGCGTTGGCGCAATTGCCGGGCGCGCGGCCGAGCAGAGGCAACATCACGTTCGGCGCTACGACGAGCCGGGCCGTGCTGGTTTCGAGAGGAGAGGTGCTGGCGCTTCTGAACCCGGCGACGAACCTGAACTAGGCTCAGTCTGCTGACGGTTTTGCAATGCGCAACCTGTTGATGTTTGCGGCGACGATGCCGACCCCGATCATAAGCCAGCCGCCACACCATAGAACCGCTCCTGACAGGCCAGCCCAAGGGTTCCCGGCAAGGCCGGCAAGCGACAGGAAGGCACCGATCAGCATTGTTAGAATGCCGACAGCAACGACTAGTTGATGCATCTATCCCTCCACCCCATTCGAGAGCAGGCAGCATATGGCCAACCGCGAGATTGAGGCAATCCTCAAGATCAGTTCGAAGCTCGGCTCCATGCGCGCGCTCAACACGCTCCAGCGCGAACTCGGCAAGGTCGACAAGCAAGCGAAGGCCTTCAGCCGCTCGCAGGCTGTTATCGCCCGCGCTGGCGCGGCAGCCTTCGCAGCCTCCGCGAGGGTGATTGCACCTACGGCGGTCGCCTTAGGCGACAAGCCTAACCACGTCTAGTACGCGGGTGTGGGACGGCGCCTGCATCGCATCGCGGTCAACGCCGATCTCGGTAAAGATGCCGTGCAAGGCATGCTCGATACCATCAACAGAACCAGCCATGAATACGCTTTAAGCCAAGATCAGGTGACCGAAGGGCTGGAAACAATGATCGCGGCCGGTATGGACATGAAAAACGCCCTTGCGTTTCTACCATCGGTCGCTGCCACGGCGCAGGCGTCCGGTTCGGCTGTGAATGATCTTGCTTTGTCGGCATTTTCGGTTTCGACCGCTTTTGGCGTCACCTCGGAGAAGATGCAGCAGTCTTTCGACATCATGGCCAAGGGGGGCAAGCTCGGCCAGTTTGAGCTGAGGGACATGGCGCAATACCTGCCGACCTTGGCCGCCTCGTTTTCTTCGCTGGGCTATAAAGGCAACGAAGGACTCATCAAGTTGGTCGGGTTAATGCAAACCGTGCGTATACACACGGCCGATGCTTCGACTGCCGCGACCGATCTCCAGAATATATTTCAGAAGATGTACAGCCAGGAGACTGCGAAAAGATTTGCAAAATTTGGCGTCGATATCACGAAGGAACTGGACAATGCCAGAAAGTCCGGTGGTGACGTATTGGACACATTCCTGCGACTGACGCAGGAGATTTCCAAGGGAGACCCGGCCAAACTTGCCCGCTTATTTAGCGATCAGCAGATGTATCAGGGTATCCAAGCGCTGCTGAAAAGCCCTGATGCACTAGCCCGGTTCAATGAGGAACTGAGGAATTCCGATGGCACGGTGCTTAAGGACAATCTCCAGATTATGTCCGACACCAAGGCCAAGATCGACCAGATGACATCGTCTGCGACGCGTTTCATGAATGCACTCGGCGGCTCGATAGCGGAGCCTGTGAGCGCGACGCTAGATGCAGCGAGCAACTATATCGACTTCGACCAAGCAATTACGAGAGGCCTGACAAAACGTGGGCTTACGCCGGCAGAACAAACCGTTTGGCGAGCAAGGAACTATTTCAATCCCCATGAGCGCGGGTTGGCGGCCTTCGACGGCGATTGGAGGTCGGAAGAAGGAAAGATCGCGGAAAAGGGAACTCTGAGGGCGGCCGCCGCAGCGCGCGCGGGGGATCGAAGGCAGGGTGGGGCGCGGGTCGGTGCCGCCAGAACCCTGCCTGCCGCCGTGCTTGTGCCGGGCGCGCGGCCCGATCCGAACATGGTGTTGCCGGATCTTCGGCTCGCCCGGTTCCCGCCGGTTTCGCCGGCCGGGATGCGGGCGCAGAGAGATTCCGATCGTGCGAAGGCGCTGGCGGCGCTCGACGGCAGCGGCCCCGGCGGCATCCGCGCCGCGATGATGGGGGACGGCGGCGATGTCAGCGTCGCGCTCAAGCAAGGCGGGGAACAAGCCGCACATTCCATCGAGCAGGCGAGCATGACGGTCGGCGACGCCGGCAACCAGGCCGGCAACGCCATATCGAGCGCGGCCGCATCCATCACCAGCGCCGGCGAACAGGTCGCCGCCGCCATCCGCGCCGCCGCGCGCGACCTCATGCGCCCGGTCGGGAGCCTCGGCAGGGTCAACGCCGATGTAGGACGCTCGGGTCCGGCGGTGGAGGGGGCGCCATGATCTCGCTCACGGGCCGCACCGCTCACCTTGTTCGCTGGCCCTGCGCGGGCGCGCCGCATAGGCGGCGGACCGCGCGTGCGGTCTCGGGGTTGGGGAACGGGTGAAAGGCACGCGACCGGACCCAGGCTTTCCGGCGGGCGGCGTACCGCTGCCGCAGCCTCGGGACGGGGGGGGAGTGCGCTGCG